CACCAACCTACCAAAGCTAGCTTAGTAATAGCGTGACCATAAGATCACGCCAGCTAGATTGACTCGCTGTATATGTTAATACACAGCGCCCTCTGAACCCCGAAGGATTCAGTTTTTTCCGCACCTTATACACGACCTTAAACGGTCTGGGTGTGTACGAAGCACGGGTCCCTACGTCGGCTAAAGGCAATTTCTTTACTCCTGAGGCATAGCCCCCGAGTACCATCAGCATTACTAAGTCTGATGGGCCTTTGCACCTCTTCTTCTTTGTTTTCACAGAGAAGCAGTGGTACTTTCGAGCCGGCGCCAGAGTGGTTCGGATACCTGAGGTAGCATCCTCCCACTCCGGAACGAGAAATTTCCGAGTCAAGATTGAGTTAAGAAACGTCAGTGTATGTTCCATGTACACGTGATGCTTCGAAGACCAATCCAACACCTGGTTAATTACAACGTTAACGTCGGTGTCTGTTTGTAGTGATTTTGCATAAAATGGGGTTACATCGTAACCCTTGTAAAAATCACCACCACAGGACTCGCGAAAATTGCCTTGACTGTATGACTTATCCGAGTTTACTCGGAGGCCAACAGCTTCAAGCAATCTCGTCGTATGAGCATACATGTCTGTAGGGACAATGATATCGTCCCCAAAGACACCATAGCCTTCGCTTAACCTACAATGCCGAGAACGTGCAGAGTGCACGCGACCGACTGCGTAAATCAAGGCGGCTAGGGTTAGGGTCATCATAGGGAATGTAAATCCATTTCCCATTGTTGACACCATATGTAGCTTATGATATTCGTCATTGATACATATCTCGTCGGATCGAAAAATCCGAAAATAGTGGCACCACTCCTGGGGCCACGTTGCATCAATGAGCAGGAAGGTAATAAGGTGACTAGCCATTTCAAGATCCAAAGTAGATGTTTTACCATCTATGGACCCCAACATGGCAAGTTTTTGCTGTTTATCAGCTTGTGTTGGCCTATCAAAGGACAACACACCTCGTATAATTGCAGAAGCACTTATACGTATACCGACCTGCCGTAGAGCCTCTTCAATATATTTGCCCAGCGCAAGCTGAGCAGCCATATTTCCGAGGGGTTCTATGCCAATATCACGACCGATTTCATCGTTCTTTGGAACTACATCTTGTCGACTACCCCTTACTACGGCCAGTCGCTCGCTATTATCCCGATTATCTTGGGCATTAAGGAGCGGATTGAGCCTGCGCATTATGCGCACGTAAGGTATTGCACGATCTGTAACGGTCCATGCCTGTATAATTTTCTGACAGAAATGCGAACCCTTGACGCCATTACTAGCGCCGGGGCCGAACTTCCATAAAGAAAACATAGCAGGTAAACTAAAACACTGTTGAGGCGCGCAATCGGGTTCTAAAGCCCGCGTTGCACGCTCCAAAGCGGTAAAGATGAAATCACGCATGTCTCCGACATATTCGTCGAAGATGTCGTGATCAATCTTTACTTCACTAGCTAACTTGTTAGCGTAGTGAAATTTAGCGATCGTCAATTCGACGTGCCGTTCAGGTGTACGGAATTTCTTCCGCACCCTGTTCAGCTGACGTCCAATTGCATATGAGACAAATTCATTTCGTCTCAGATTTACAAGATCGGCAAAAACGGCCGATGTGAAAAGAGCAAAGCGGTCCTTTTGGACCGCCTGTATGTCCGCTGACATAACATTACCTCCTAAATTAAAGTCATGAGGATGAGTAATCCTCAGTACCAGAGACGGAACAACTAAATGTTTCCGCTGAGCAGAGTATCACAAAGTGATGAAGAGTTGCCCCATAGAACGCCAACATGGCTACTATGAGCAGCTTTAATATTCGCTGAGTCATACGAATCTGCTCCCGCTGGTACTTCCCATACCGTAGATATACGGCACAACTGATTAGGTTGACTAGCAGCTGGCGCAACCCCCTTGCGGGTGTTAAGCCTATAGTTGTTAGTAGGGAATGATTTAATGACGCCCGTTACCGGGTTGGGTGTACCCAAACCTCTTATCGAGGTTGGACCGAAGATGGTGTGCGTAAACGGTTTTGAAGCCGAATGCACATCAACGCCGGTTTGTGTACCACCAAGTGCCGTAATGGACCACGACTTCGAATTGTTATTCGGAGAAGTGATGGAGGTTGGGGTGTAGGTCGGAGACGTAAGTCCCGAAACTGTAGCCCCTGTTATAGCGCCTGATAAGGTTAATGACATGGAGATTTCTCCTTAAAGTTATTAAAAGAATTAGTGCCTATAACTGCCAGCAGCGACTGCGAGCAGGTTCAACACTTGTTTATACAGGTACGGATTACCTAGAATCTCATCTACACTTTTGAAGTGCAGTTCGACATTCGGTAACCCTTTAGGCAAGACTACACGATTGAAAACCGTGGAGTCTATTTGGAGCGGTGTATACCTCCATTGGTCAATTGGCTGGTTCGGCCAGACATCCACCTGACGGTGGATGGTGAACTTTCTGTTTTTAACAGCATAGATCACACGGTCTGTCGATGATGAAAAATGATCATCAAGCCAAGCGCCAAGCGTGGAGACATAGTCAACAAGCCACGAGAAAGGAATTAACTCGTAGGCTGCTGGAACTAAGTCACCAAGATGCAAGTGAAAATGATCTTGCATAGTGTAAGTATTATCAGACACAAATTGACCGAAGTCAACTAGTGCCTTGTACTTATAGGATAGTGTACAATAGTCAGTATCAGCATAAGAGAACGTCGTTGACGCCCCGGGGAGTAAATACCCCGCGGAGCCTTTCTTCGACGCTGTCCAAGTTTTACTGGCCCCTCCAGAGTAACGCATAGGTATATGGTGTTCGGCTTTTCGCCAATTCGCCAATGCCTTTCTAGCGTTCTCTACATCATTGATCAGCGGCTGGATGCCAAAACTCCATTGGAGCCAAGCATTTCGCGCTAATTGATGGTTGCCTAGTACCTGGGAACTCAAGTTTTTGCCGAAAATTAAAACATTTCGCTTATTTAGTTTTGGCAGATTTTTCGCCATATACTTAAATAAGTCCCGAACAGTTGAACGAATTTCTCGTAACTCAACTGTGGGCGCAATAAGCTTGAAGTCCCCCCGTGCCTTATCGAGCTTCCTATTCAACCTACGTAGAGCGAGATCGGCTAATGCCGCATCGTCTGCGAAAATTGAACTTGGAATGTGGACAAGCCCACTAGAGAAACCGTTAGCATAGCTAACGTTCTTTCCAAGGGCATTGTACCAGACGTGCCGTCCGTAATATTCCGGAAGATTTGTTTTTATTATCTCCCGGGTATATGGCGTAGACGCGTCTGCTCGATTTCGGATGATTTGACGCCAATTTGGCTGAGACACACCAATCTTCTTATCGACACCAACTGAGACAGTTGAGTCGGAGAGATATGGAGTTGTCCCTGCATTATTGGTTATAGCCCCTTCAACATGACAGCGGAGCTTGACTGGCTTTGTATAATTAGCCATCAAGAACCTCGCCGATGTTGATAAGGTTTGTCAAATGATCTACGGCGTAGACACACGAAAACGAACGTGCACAATCTCGCGACCGTACACGTAAGCTCGTTTCAAGACCACGATATATCCTGTCGTAGTCAAGCATCGCCGCCGGGAGTGAGGCCTTGCCCACTCCCGTAGCTGAGTTAATCTCCCCAAGGAAGATTGACGCAGCTAGAACTGCATCGTAGCGCCGTTTCACACTAGTTACTCCGTCCTCACCAGATTCTGATGCATCAATCTCACCTTGTGAGATGCTGACCAGAAACCTGATAAAGGCTGTGGAGATATCAATGAAACGCAGCAGGTCGCTCCTGCTAGCGATTGTCCGTGTCTCAATCAAGAACCGAGTTATACGCATTTCATAACGCGTAATAGCCAGTGCTAAACTGAGATCGACAAAAGCACCACGAAGTTCATCCGCAGAAAACTTACCAATCTCATAGAAGATCCCGTGCAGGACATCCTGCACGAGTTTATCATCTTGAGGGATAGTAAATACATCATTGATATGAGGGTAGCCTGAATTTTCATTTCTGAAAAACAGAACACCTTCACTACCAAATGATGAGCGGACTGTATCCACGTACGTTCTAAATGTACGCTCGATATCAGCCACTACTTCACCATAATACACATAACCTACATGAAACGTATAACGATATACGCTCCTATGAGGTTGACGTGCAAATGTTGAAATTGTGTTTTTGTGTTGCTTTTTCATGATATACTCCTTAAGAGTTTCTAAGTGTGTAAACGGACGCTGC